ACAGTGATAGACTAAGTAGAAACAAACTTGATACGCTGACTAAAATGCCTAAGAGGGAGTTTGCCTACTTCGCTTCCCGTATACCCCAGGTGCGAGCTTGGTCGTCAGTCAAGTATGAGTGGACGAAAATGCGTGCTATTTATGGAGTGGATGCTACTAACTTTATTATGACTGGATATGCTATGGGTGACTGTGAACGTGTGTTAAGTAAGATATTTCCAATTGGGGAGTCGGCAACAGAAGAAAACGTCAGACGTACTGTTAAAGAAGTGTTACGTAGCGGGGTACCGTTTTGTTTTGACTATGAGGATTTTAATTCTCAGCACTCTACGCGCAACATGCAAGCAGTGCTTAAGGCGTATCTCCTGGTCTATGGGCAAGGTATGGACCCGGATCAGGTATTGGCGCTGGTGTGGGCCATACAAAGTCTAGATGACGTTAGTATTAAGGGAGAAGACGGGTCGTGGTATAAATCAGAGGGTACGTTGTTATCAGGTTGGAGGTTAACGACGTTTATAAACACCGTCCTCAACTATGTGTACATACAACTCCTAGATACAAACATCAGAACCACTACTCATAACGGTGACGACGTACTAGCGGCAGTATCTAGATATTCTGACGTTCAGAGGCTGATGACAAAAGCCGCTGAGCATAATGTGCGATTTCAACCACAAAAGTGTTTCTTAGGGGGTATCGCTGAATTTCTGAGAATCGATCATAGAACTGAGGGGTCAGGGCAATACCTGGCAAGGGCTATTTCTACGTACGTCCATGGCCCTACTGAGACAGCATTACCTAATAATGTACTAGCTCTACTAAAGGCAACACATGAAAGGTACTTGGAGATTGAGCAGAGACGTGGGGTTATGGCCAATCTTGAAGAGCTACATAAAGGTACAATAGCTTACATATGTAAAAAATGGAATGTAGAGTACTCACTTTATGAGATTTATAAGCGGACAAACGCCTTACTAGGGGGTTTGTCCACAGCGGTAGAAGAAGACAGCTTTGACGTAGAAATTAAACTAGTACAATTACATAATGAAGATAAAGAAGACAGAACTGATAGCGTAAATTACCCAGGTGCATATGACTATGCTCTGGGCTTAGCTAACAGCCTATTCTCAGGAGGCCATTTCGGCAAAATCTACA